TGAAAGAGGACTTCAGTAAGATCCAGTTTGATATTGACGATGTTGTGCGTTCTGGGCTTGTCAAGTCTTATTTATTAGCAAAAGATAAATTTTTTACTTGACAAGGTTTTTCCGCTCTGATATAATGCGTTTTCAAAATACCCGTTGTGGGTTGTTTATCTCTATCTTGCGGGGTATGGGTAGACAACTAAACCTATTCTGGTTCGTGTGATTGCGGTGAAACTTACAGGTTAACTGGTGTTAATTTATTAATAGGGGCGTTTCGATTATACAACGGGTTGCCCCTACTTTTTTATGTAGTAAGGGGTTCTTATGGCTATCGAGTATCGTGGAGAGAAGTTTTCTGGGTACAACAAGCCTAAGAGAACCTCGGATCACCCTAAGAAAAGTCATGCGGTGCTTGCCAAAGAGGGTGACACCATTAAGATGATTCGTTTTGGTGAGCAAGGTGCTAAGACTGCTGGTAAGCCTAAAGCCGGTGAATCAGATAAGATGAAAAAGAAAAGAGCCAGTTTCAAAGCTAGACACTCCAAGAATATTAAAAAGGGTAAGATGTCTGCTGCGTACTGGGCTGATAGAGTTAAATGGTGATTTAACAAATGAAATGTGATTCGTGTGTAGAATGTAATTGTAACGCAGATGTGTGTAAGTGTTCTTGCCACACTGAAAAGCAACAGCCAGAGGAGAATGGGCATGAAAAAGATGACAGCTAAGAAACCAACCGTTAAGAAGATGGGCGGCGGCATGGCGGCTAAGAAGAAGCCAATGGCCAAGAAGATGGGTGGAATGGGTCGTAAAAGCGCTAAATACTAATAGTGGCTTTACTAACTGAAAACATCCCGTTTCTACGGGTTCTTATTCGACGTGAGTATACCACAGGGAATAAGAGACATCACGGAGAATACCTGCAAGGGTTTGTCCATGCTATAACGAGCTACATGGGAAGGCAGTTAAGTTTTCAGGTTTGCTTTACTGAACCTGGATATGGCGGGTACGGTTGGAGTCGAATGCCTCTCAGAGCTATCGTCACAAAGGAGTGTGATGACGACTGGGAAGATTACGAGATTCAACCCTGGGACTGCGGCTCCTTTGAGTTTAGTGTAGTTCGTTTTGATATGTTTCGTGATATGCCTATGTTTGCTCTGATTAACGGGGAAAAACATGAAGGACGTTATTGGTTCTCGGTGGACTACCTTAACAGTATGTATGCTGATGACCATCGACAAAATAAGATTACTCATCTTTGTAAGCTTAATGATGGTCGCATTGTCGGGGTTCCTAATAACCGTTCTCAGTTTTATGACCCTGCTTTTTTTGAGCTTGGCGGGGAACGACCTGATTTCGAGCCTATGCACCGGGAGTTTTCCTCTGAGTCAGAAGAATATAGAGACTTAGATGAGATCTATAATAATTTGCATGAGGTAGATGATGGCAACAACTACGAAGAAGAAGAAGCCGACGAAGAGCAAAGTTAACGAGGCTGGTAACTATACCAAGCCTGAGATGCGTAAGCGTCAATTCAATCGAATTAAGGCTGGCTCTAAAGGGGGCAAGCCTGGTCAATGGTCTGCTCGTAAAGCCCAGATGTTAGCTAAGGCATACAAAGATGCTGGTGGTGGGTATAAGGCTAAAGAAGGCGGTTCAGTTGGTGGATTAAAGTCTGTACCTACAGCTAACAAAGGCTTAAAGAAACTACCTACCCCTGTGCGTAATAAGATGGGCTACATGAAAAAGGGTGGCTTGGTTAAGAAATGAAGCGTATTCCGCGCAAACCAGGACAGCCAGCCAAGTCTAAGAAACATTCGGATCTCTACACTGATGAGAATCCAAAGGGTACAATTACTGGATTGAAGTTTGCTACTGTCAAAGATGCAGAAGCGTCTGTAGGTAAGATTAAACGCTCCGGTAAACCTCACGCTCATAAGATTCAAGCTGCTATTGCTATGGAGCAAAGAGCCAGGGCAGCAAAAAAAACTGGCGCAGCGTCGGTATATAGGACATATATTAACGCAATGAAAAAAAAGACGGAGGCTCGTAAAAAATGAACTTCGATAACAAAGTCCCCATTGCGGTTATTGTCACTGTTATCCTTCAGGCAGTAGGTCTTATTTGGTGGGTATCTCAGCAAGCTTTTACAGTTGATAATCTCAAAGAAGAAGTAGGTGGTCTGTCATCTAAAATGGCGATTGAGCAGAATGTTAACCTTCGCCGTGACGTTGCTGAGCATGACCGCAAGATTAAAGCTATCATGGAAGAGCTGAGAGAACATGGTACTATGGGCAACATGATGGCTAAGATGATGCAGAAGTCTGCTGTTATGCAGAAAGACGTTGAGCGTAATCAAGAATTAATCGACGAACTCTGGGATGAGCTTGAAGAGCATCAAGATAGCCACAGAGCAAACAGGAATGATGGCCGGTAGTATGGCGCTAAAGAAACCTCAGAAAAGTCTGAAGTCTTGGACAAAGCAGAAGTGGCGAACCAAATCTGGAAAACCATCAGCAAAGACTGGGGAGCGCTACCTCCCTTCTAAAGCAATCAAGTCCCTTAGTGCAGCTGAGTATGCTGCTACTACTCGTGCTAAACGTAAGGGGACCAAAGCAGGTAAGCAGTTCGTCAAGCAGCCTCTTAAGATAGCTGCCAAGACACGAAAATATAGAAAGGTTTAACTATCATGGCTTCGGGACAAATGAAACGTAAAAACAAATCATCTGACGCATCAGTAAAGTCAAAGATGGATGATCTCCAAAAAGATTATAAAAAAGCAATGGACAAATTTAATAATACTGATAGCAGGTATATTAAGGATGTTCAAGAACTGCGTATGAAAAATTTGTTAAAGCAAATTCAAAATCTTAAAGATAAGAATCCTAGTGAACTTAAATCCATCAAAGTACCTACTGCGATGCCTAAGAAACCTACAGAAAGCAAGTCTATTTTAGGGGGCGGCACTCCTCCGGGTGAAAGAGCCTTAGAAAATATTCGTAAAGCTGTAGCAGGAGATTCAAAACCAAAGTCTCCTAGTGGACAAATGAAAAGAGGGCAAAAGAAGGCAGACGAAAAGTTGAAGCCTCTTGGGCCTACTAAAAATATTAAGGATGTCAGAGGTACCAAGTCAGTTCCCAAGTCAGCTCCCAAGACAGTAGATACTAAGTCACGACGAAAAACCTCGGTTGAATCTATGACTAATGAGGAAATTAAAAGAGGCATGGGCAGCAAGAGAAAAGCTGCTCAAAAGTCTGGTGATACTACTCCTCAAAGAAAGAAGCCGGGACGGTTCAGCGAAGAGAATGTAAAAAGAGTAATGAAGGAAAAGTTCGGGATCGACGTAACCTACGATAAGGGTGATGAACTTGATCCGTTGGTAGCTCGTGGTGAAGAACCTGGCCGGAAAAAAGGTGGCATGGTTCAGTTTACTAAGCGTGGTGGAATGTATAACAAACCAGCGAGGAAAAATTCTAAAGGATGACTGAGCAACAGGAAAAATTTCTTAATGCCTTATTCGGAGAGGCGCAGGGTAACTTTAGGGAAGCCATGGATATTGCTGGCTATGCTAAGACAGAGTACCCTGCTCGCATCATCCGTACTATGAAAGCAGAGATTATTGAAAGGGCTGAGTATATGTTGGCGGCTAACGCTCCTAAAGCGGTCCTGTCAATGTCTGGCATTTTGGATGATCCTAGCGCACTAGGCAACCGGGATAGACTAGCAGCGGCCAAAGAGATTCTTGATCGTGCTGGTATCGTAAAGACTGAGAAAGTAGAACATAAAACTAATGGGGCGGCTATTGTAATCTTGCCGCCGCTAGAGGACGAGGATGGCTCAACGGAAGATTGATCATCTACGAACTGAGAAGTACAAAGCCAGAGGAAAGTTACCCTTCGGTTTTGACAGGGAAGTAGATGAAAATGGAGTTGGGTGGCATACCCCTGATCCAAAGGCTTTGGAACTTTTGGGCGAGGCTATTGATCATGTGCGATCAGGACGTTCGGTTAGAACTGTTGCAGCTTGGTTGGAAAGCGAAACCAATCGAAAGCTGTCCGCAACAAGACTACACAAACTTGCTTGGACTGAAGAAGAGTTACTTCAACGTAGAAAACAACGTAGAAAAAAGCTTACCCCAGCCCAGCGAAAGTTGGAAGATCTTAAAAACACTGAGAAACAAACTCGGATTAAAGCCGAGCAAGCTAAACGTCGCTTAGATAAGGCTAAATCTTCTAAAGAGCCTTCTGTAGTTGAGGGTTTAGATTTTGGTGGTGAACCTGTTGAAGAAAGTCGGGAAGTGGCTTTCCGGCCTAACCCCGGTCCTCAAACTCAGTTTCTTAGCGCAAATGAGCGAGAGGTATTCTACGGCGGTGCTAGGGGTGGCGGTAAAACTTATAGCTTGCTCATTGCTCCTTTACGCTTTGTGGATAAGCCTACATCTCGTGCATTACTAATTCGTAGGTCTATGCCAGAACTTAGGGATGTTATCTTTCAGACGCAGCAGCTATATCCTAAAACAGTTCCAGGTGCAAAGTTTAAGACCCAAGAAAATACTTGGCACTTTCCTTCTGGTGCTCGTATCGAGTTTGGATACTGCGAAAACTTACAAGACGTTTTGAGATATCAGGGTCAGTCTTATTCGTGGATCGGTGTAGACGAATTACCCCAGTATAATACCCCGGATGTTTGGCACTTTCTAAGATCCTCACTCCGGTCAGCAGATCCAAGTATTCCTCTTCACATGAGGGCTACAGGAAACCCAGGAAACGTTGGATCACGATGGGTTAAAGAGTTATTCATTGAACCAGCTAAACCCGGTGAACGGTTTGCTGAAAAAGTTGAATACGAGTTAGAAGGACGTACTCTGTCCACGGAGATCACTCGGAAGTTTATTCCGGCCTCTGTATGGGATAATCCCTACCTGACGCAAGACAGTAGCTACATTGCTATGTTGGCGTCCTTGCCAGAGGTTAAACGGAAGCAGTTTCTGTATGGTGACTGGGATGTAGTTGAAGAGGGAGCCTTCCCCGATTTTGACAGATCAAAACACGTTGTTGAGCCGTTTGAGATTCCTAGTGGCTGGACAAAGATTAGAGCTGCCGACTTCGGGTTTTCATCTCACTCTGCTGTTTTGTGGGGTGCAATTGACTACGATGATAATCTGTGGATTTATAGAGAATTATATATTAATCGCTTGACAGCCGATCAATTAGGGCGTATGATACGCGACGTTGAAGAAGGCGATGGAAAGATCTATGATGCAGTGCTTGACAGTAGTTGTTGGGCAAGACGAGGAGATCGAGGTCCATCTATCGCTGAGATGATTAATGCAGAGGGTTGTAGATTTAGACCTTCTGATAGATCACCAGGGTCTCGTATCAGTGGTAAGATTGAGATACATAAAAGATTGATGGAAGATGAAGAGAGTGGCGAGCCAGGGCTTAGGTTCTTTGAGAACTGCCCTAACGTCATTAGACAGATCGCTTCTATTCCTCTCGACAAGCGTAACCCTGAAGATGTTGATACTCACGCTGAAGATCACGCTTATGACGCTCTCCGGTATATGGTTGCTTCTCGACCTACTAACATTCGGATTGCTTACGAAAATACACCAAAGGCAAAGTGGAAACCTTCTGATTCTCGCTTTGGTTATTAACAGGAGCTATTATGTCTGACGAAGATTTTGAGAACGATGCAATTAATGTCTTAGACGACGGGGATGATGAAGAACGTGGTCAGTATACTAACATCGTCAGTTATGTTGAACAACGCTTTGAGAGAGCGAAAGATTCAAGATATTATGACGAAGGGCGATGGCTTCAAGCATATAAAAACTACCGAGGTATCTATGGCCCGGATGTTCAGTTTACGGAGTCTGAGAAATCCCGTGTCTTTATTAAGGTTACTAAGACGAAAGTTCTTGCTGCGTATGGTCAGTTAATCGACGTTCTGTTTAGTCAGAATAAATTTCCTATTGGTGTTGAACCCACACCTATTCCTGAAGGCGTTGCTGATACCGTACACTTTGATCCTAAAGAAGCAGAGCAAAATGCTGCTGCTGAACAGTTTGGAAATGTATACGGCTTTCCTGGTGATGGTCAAGATCTTCAACCCGGCGATACTGCGGAAACTCTCCGCGAGCGTCTAGGTCCACTTAAAGAGGATCTTCAAGATATCAAGGGTCTGAAAGAAGGTCCAGGCGTTACTCAATCTGCTATTAACTTTCATCCAGCTCAGGCTGCTGCCAGGGCAATGGAAAAGAAAATTAAAGATCAGTTAGAAGAATCTGCTGCTACTAAGCATCTTCGATTTAGTTGCTTTGAGTGTGTTGCTTTTGGTACGGGCATTATGAAAGGTCCGTTTGCTTATGATAAAGAATACTCAAATTGGAATGAGGAAGGTGAGTACGATCCTATTCTAAAAACCATTCCTCAAGTTGAGCATACGTCGATTTGGAACTTCTATCCTGATCCCGATGCTTATAGTATGTATGATTGTGAATATGTTGTCGAGCGACATCGTATGTCTCGCACTCAATTACGAGGGTTGAAACGTCGGCCATACTTCCGAGCATCTTCTATTGAAGCTGCAATTAAAGACGGTCCTAACTACACCCGTGAGTGGTGGGAAAATGACATGGACGATGATCAAGCCGCAGAAGGTGGGTCGTCTTATGGCGGCACTGGCGTCGAGCGTTTTGAAGTCCTAGAGTTCTGGGGTACTATCGACGCTCAGATTGCTCGTGATAATAACTTGGAGATCCCTGATGATTACGAGGATGAAGATGAAATTCAAATCAATTGTTGGGTATGTAACGGAGAAATACTACGCTTTGTTATCAACCCTTTCACGCCTAAAAGAATCCCTTATTTTGCGACCCCTTACGAAGTTAACCCATACTCTTTCTTCGGCGTGGGCCTCGCTGAAAACATGGACGATACGCAAACCTTAATGAACGGCTTTATGCGTTTGGCAGTTGACAACGCAGTTCTTTCTGGAAACCTCTTGATCGAGGTGGATGAATCTAACTTGACCCCAGGTCAAGACCTGACAGTTTATCCAGGTAAAGTATTCCGTCGTCAAGGGGGTGCTCCGGGGCAAGCTATCTTTGGTACAAAGTTCCCTAACGTTTCCTCTGAGAATATGATGCTGTTTGACAAAGCTAGAGTTCTTGCTGACGAGTCCTCTGGCCTACCTTCTTATGCTCATGGGCAGACTGGTGTCATGGGTACAGGCAGGACGGCTTCAGGCATCTCAATGTTAATGGGTGCTGCTAGTGGTTCTATTCGTACTGTAATTAAAAACTTTGACGATTATCTTCTTCGCCCCTTGGGTGAGGCTATGTTTGCATTTAATATGCAGTTTGACTTTGACCCAGAGATCCGAGGAGATCTTGAGATCCGTGCTCGTGGCACTGAAAGCTTTATGCAAAACGAGGTTCGGTCACAACGCTTGATTAGTTTCTTGCAGATCGCATCTAACCCTGTCCTGGCTCCATTTGCTAAGTTCCCTTATATCATTAAAGAGATTGCCGCAACTATGGATCTGGATGTAGATAAAGTAGCTAACAGTCCAGAAGAAGCTTTCCGTCAAGCAATTCTTTTGCAGCAGATGCAACAGGAGATGGCGGCAGAGCAACCTGAAGCTGCCGTTGGTCAAGATCCTATGGGTACTGGCGGTGGTAATATTGGTGTTGGTCAAGCTCCAGTTCCAGGTGAACAGGGTGCTCCTACAGGTGGGGGCGCACAACCTCAGCAGGGCCAAGGTCAGCAGATCCCTCCTGAGCTGATGGCTATCTTACAACAAGCAGGTGGCGGTGGCCAATAATATGAATGAGCGAGAAAGAGACGATATCCGACAGCTTTTTCCTATCGTAAATCAACCAGAGTTTAAGCAGTGGTTTAGCACCTTTTTAGAGGTAAAGATTACTGAGCAACACAAACTCTTAGAACAGTCGGAAGATCCAGTTGCCCTTCATAGGGCGCAGGGTGCTATCGCAGCACTCAAGAGATTGGTCTACATCAAAGACGATGTTAGGGCGCTCGGAGAACTCAAAAGGGATTAATCATGGACTCTAATCAACTTTCACAATTACAAAACTTAGTAAGTATGGCCGAAGGAACTTCGGATGAAAAAGCGAGAGAAAAAGGCTTTGCTTCTGGGTATGATGTCCCTTTTAATTATGGCCAATTTTTAACTCCAGAAAAACCTCTTACTCAAATGACTATAGGAGAAGTTTTAGATTTTGGGCGGCGGCAAGTTAATAGTTCTAAAGGTCGTTACGGAACCCGACAAATGAAGTCTAAGAGACAGGGAACCAGCGCTCTAGGTAAATATCAAATTAACTCTCCTACATTAAAGGGTCTTGTAAAAAAGCTTAACATTAGTGAGAATGAGAAATTTAGTCCCGAAATGCAGGATAGACTTTTTGGAGAGATTCTAAAAGAAATTAAAGTAGATTCTTATCTTGAAGGTAAAACTTCAAAAGAAGAGTTCCAAAATAAATTATCGGGTAGGTTTGCTTCTATTCCTAAGTCGGGTAAAGAAACTGGAACTTATGCAGGGCAGCCGGTGGGTCTATCGGATTCGCAGGTTTCAGCGACATTAGAAAGTGTTGTTAATCAAAAGGATGTTGCTGAACAGACAGAAGATATGATGAATATGCAGACTGCTGAAAAACCTGTTGAAACTGCAAAGGATGATGATGGTGACGTAATGATGCGTATTGGAGATTTTGTTAAATCTTTATTTGAGCGCGATGAGGAAACTCCTCCAGCTCCTGCGCCTAGACCAGTTCAAGACACCGACACTCAACCGCCCATTCAACAAAAAGAAGAAACTCAAGCAATGCTGGATGAATCTTCGCCTTCTATTGAAGGGATGGTTACTCCTTCTCCTAGACCTGTTGATGCTGCCCCTATCCCACAGCCTCGTCCTGGAGAGCCTATGGATGATTTTGAAAGAGCAGCGGCGGATGCCCGTTCCGCTGGAGAAGAAAATGTTGTCCTAGATGTTGATGGTAATTTTCGTAGTGAGACAATGGAAGAGCGTATGCAACGTGAAGCATTAGATCAACAAGAGGGTGAACCTGAGCAGCCTAAATTTAACGAAGGAGGTTCTGTTGAAAAAGAAGTTAATTTTGTCGATGATAACGAGTCCGATGAAGAACCTGCTGATCCTCCTCCGGGCGCAACACCAGAGGAAGTGGCCGACGATATCCCAGCGTACCTGTCTACCGGAGAGTATGTGTTACCTGCCAATGTTGTAAGATACCTCGGTCTTGAGCGTATTGTCGAAATGCATAAGGGTGCTCTACAGCAGTTACAGCAAATGGAAGATCTTGACATCATCGAAAACGTAGATGAAAACGGTATGGTCGAAGAAGATGATGACGAGATGGAATACCTAGACGCACCAGAGGGTGTTGTTAAAACCACTTTAGTTATTGCCAAACCACATCCTAGCGGCATGATGGCCATGCCTTTTGCTGAAGGTGGAGAGGCAAAAGTTTATATTCCAGGGGTCGGTTATCGTGATGTATTAGATCCTAGCTATGTTTCCTCGAATGATACAGGCGCAAAAGATGTAGAAGAACCTAGAGTTTTAGAGAATCTTGAGTCCGCTGATGAAGAAGATTATGGTACAAAATCTCTTGATGAGATGACATTTGAGGAACGTACCGAATTTGCTGATCAGTTACAATCTCCAGGTCTCGGAGGAATGCTATCAAGAGCTGGTATGAATCTAGCAGAACTTGCTGAAAAAGGTTTAATGGGAATCGCGGCTAATGTCGCTGGAGCTAAATCAGAGGTAGGTCGTCAAAAAGAATATTTAGATCAATTAGCTAATTTAACAGAAGAAGAGCGTCAGATATTAAGTGAAGAAAACCCAGATTTTATAGGTAATTTAACTGGTCTTGGTATTGGTTTGGCATCACGAGGACTGGAAGATGCGGAATCAAAAGCTGAAGATTTAGACGATTATTCAAATCAGGCAGAGCAACAAGAATACTCAGATGAAGCTGGTGGTGTCGATACTGGCGATGACGAAGCTGAAAGTGCTGCGGCATCAGGAGATGTTGGTGCTTACAAAAGAGGTGGATATTTATCCAGAAAACGTGGCGGCATAATGGCTGCGTAATTAACTTTAACGTTTGCGGGCTACTCTTTACCCCTGACATGGTGTTAGGCAACTAGAGACCCCCATTGAGGAGAATACTATGAATATGACTGCTGAAGTAAATCAAGACCGCGTTGCAACTATGAAGTACAAACGAGACCATATCGCTGAAGATGAAGCAGAATTGGCCGAGTTGGAGGCAGAACGTAATAAAGGTATCGAGGAAAGTCAAGAAGAAGAAGCCGATCAAAATCTAAACGCTGAAGAGCAAACATTTAAAAAACGATATGGTGATTTACGTCGTCATATGCAAAGGACTCAGGAAGATAGTGATCGGAAGTTGCGACAGCTTGAAGAACAGGTTGAAGCTCTAACTAAGAAGCAGGTTAAGTTACCTAAGTCTGATGAAGAGTTAGAAGCCTGGGCAGGAAAATATCCAGACGTAGCAAAGATCGTCGAAACTATTGCCACTAAAAAAGCCCAAGAAGCACGAGGCGAAGTTGAGCAAAAGCTTAAAGTTGTTGAAGAGCTAGAAAATAAAATTGCCCGTGAAAAAGCTGAAACTGAATTAGCTCGATTACATCCAGACTTTGATGAGCTTCGGAATGACTCGTCCTTCCATGAATGGGTCGGCGAACAGCCTAAGTGGATTCAAAGCGCCTTATATGACAATGATACAGACTTCTTAGGTGCAGCTAAGGCTATCGACTTGTATAAAGCGGAAACAGGTCGTAAGGCTAAGAAGAACAATACGGATGCTGCTAAAGCAGTTAGCCGTGGCCGTCGTTCAGATGAACCGGCTGGTGAGCGCAAAGCTTGGTCAGAGTCCCGCGTTAAGGGTCTTTCTGGTCGAGAATACGAAAAGTTTGAAAAAGAGATTGAAGATGCTATTCGCTCCGGTAATTTTGAATATGATATTTCTGGTGCTGCAAGGTAATTTTTTACTTGACAAGCGTTTTTCACTCTGATATAATGTGACTTCAATACTAAAATAGCGCCTCTCTATTTAGAGACTACCGCTAAAAAACTTACTGGTGAGAGGGGCAATAAGGCTCCTCCACCCTTTCAAAGGCTAACCCTAGCCTTCAACTACCTGATAATTTAGGCCGGATCTTCTTCCCACCCTATCCTTGTCAGCCTTGAAGTGTCCCTCGTTAGCTCTTTTATGCACTTTCTTAAAGGAGAAAACTCATGGCATTTAGAAG